TAGTCCCATCCGCTTCAAGGCGATACTTTACTACTTTATGAGCCATCAGTTTGGTCCTCTATTTGCGGGGTGTTGGTCAAAGACGTTCTGTCGAGTATATCAAAACCACGGCTATTTGCAAAGTCGCCGGGGCAGTGCGCCCATTTATCTGCACAAGCCGTAAGCCATTGCACCGTGTGGTGATGCTCAGGAGCTTTGCCCTCTTTGATAAGCTCGTTTTCCCAATTGAGATACGACATAACTTCAAGCTGCGCCTGCGCTGCGTTGATGCCAAGGTCAAACAGGTAGATCATGTTGCCTTCGTCGATCACGCCGTTGCGTGGACGGGCAGAGTTAAGCGCCTGTTTCATGCAAGTCATAATGTGGTATTTGACTTCCTCAAGCTCATAGTCAGCCTCAGTCAACTCATCCTTGCCAATCTTCTTCATCAGGTTTTCATACTGATTAGTAAAGAAGTTGAGCTTGCGAACAGCGCCTTCGACGTAGCCACGGGAGCTTGCGGCTTGCGCTTGCTTCTCAGTGATCTTGATCTCCAGCATCTCGCGCTCAAGATCGTCGGTCTCTTCGTCCAGCTTGCGCTCCAGCTTCTTGAGCTTGACCTCTTCCTTCTTCATGCGGAAGTAACCCTCTTGCAGAGCGGCCTTGGTCTTCTCAATCTCAGCAAGGCTGTGCTTCACAGAACGGATCGGAGTGATTGCCGTAACGTCAAGCGTCACGCTCATCATCTGAGAATGCGACTTGTAAAAGTTGCTAGACGCCTGTGCGATTGCAGGAGCCTTGTCGGCAATGTTTGCCAGCATCGACTTGTACTCAGGCTTCGCAGATGGAAGCTGAATGTTTAAGTCTACCGTGGCAAGTGCCGTTTCTTTTACTGTATCTTTAGGCATTATTCGGGCTTCTCTGGAAGTTCGTGGGTATGAGGCCAGCCAGATGCGCTTGGCAAGTTACGAAGTTCCTCACGATATGTCGCCCATGTGGTTTTTAGCTCATTGCTAAGAGGGCTATCATTTACTTGCGTCCAATCACATTCATCAAGAAGTTTTGTTCGCGTAGACCTTGCGCTTGCGGCGGCGTCTGCATCGACACGAGCGCGGTACGCTGCGGTCTGTGCGTCAACCGTTTGCACGTTGCCATCATCGTCAGTGTATTCGGTAAACACAGGGCCAACAGAATTAACTGTGTACCAAACTCCGTCATCTCCCTGCGCGACACCAGACTCATAAGAGTATTCATACGGTGCAGTCGGCTCTGCGGGAGCGCCGTTCAACACAGGGTCAGCACCAAGCTGATCCAGACGCTCTTTGCTTATACCAGCCGTAAGAACTGGACGGACCTTCTTGTTGCGAGTGCGAAAAGTTGTCTCAGTGACCACTTCGCCTGTTTCTCTTATGCGAATTTTTGCCATTGTAGGCTCCTTTATGCGATAGCGTAGAAGATGTAGGTTGCACTTGACACATTGACGTCAGTTGCCGACACCTGATTAACAATAAAGCCACTACTTGCAGGATCTATGCTGTCGTCAGTAGTAACTTGAGCATCCGTTGTGTTTAAGGTCATGTGAGGAGAGTTGCCTGCGACAATGCCCTGCTCAGTGTCCCATAAATACCAATTACCTGCGCTGTCAGTACGCTTGATGAGGATAAACCTAGCGCCTGACGCAAAGCCACAGTCGATAGTCTGGCTTGTGCCGTTGCCTGTGTAGCTCCCCACCTTGGATACGCCTGCTAGTGTGGCGAAGAGGTAGGCTATGTAATCTTCGCCACCGGCGTTTGGTGTACTACCTCTAACGGTAAATTCTGTAGATGTTGGAGCAACGTATGGTGCTCCCCACCAACCAGAAGGGTTAAACCCTGAATCCTCATTTATGTAAGTGCCTTGCCCAAGTTCAATTCCACCACTCTCAACAGTTCCTAATGCAGTAGCCAATACACCCCAACCACTTGTGCTATCTCTACTCTTAAACCATATCATTTCAGGCGCAACACCAAGGTTATGACTTACAGTCTGAACGCCAATACCGCCAGGGCTATCCCCTAAGTATGTTACCACATCGAAATAGCCCGGCGCACGTTTCCACATCCAGCCATGGAAACTAGAGTTTACAGTTGTTTGATCTCTCATACCATCGTTATAATCAAACGCTGTAATAACAGGTGGAGAACCTTCACTGGTTTCTGCGCCTGTAGTATTTGTTTTTAGATAGTTCCCTTGAATTAATCTTGAGCCTACAAACCAGTCCGCTGTTCCTATTGTTTTACTAAGACCGAAGTCCGTTACAAAGCCAGAGGTATATCCTGGTGGGTTAGGCGCAGTACCTCCAAGTGTATCCGTAGCAAACACCTCAGTCCCACTCTCAGGCACAGCCATAGGGCCACGGCGGATTGCCATGTAGATGTAGTCTGTACCATTACCGAAAAAACCAGACGGAGCGGTAAACCCTGTTGGGGTAGGCGTAAAATACGGACTTGACCCACCTTCCGCAGAATCAGAGTTTGCTTCAAGATTAGCGTTTGATGTTGTTGCGTTACCGCCGTGGTCAAACCCCCGCATCATGTCAAAGATTCTCCAACCGCTTGTGGTGGAAGAGGTTTTTATCATTAACCATTGTGGTTCAAATCCTAAGTCTATTTCTTGCTCAGATGTACTTTCTGTAAACGAACCACACTTGATAATATCAGCATCACGATCAGGGCCGAACCCACCGTCACCATCGTTGTGGGCGAAAAGGTAGGCGACGTATGTTTGGCCAGAACCATTTGATGTGTTAAAGGTCTTCACGCCAAAAGAAGTGTCTGTGACGTTTTCAAGGCGAACCGATCCAGCATTTAAAGCCTGAGTGTTATCTAACTCAAGATTACCTGTGACAGACCTATGCCATACTTGCCAGTTTTCTGAGTTGCCTATGCTTTTTATTATAATCATGCCAGGGCTTTGCCCTAGTGAATGGTTGATATTTTGTGCAGAACCTGTACCGCTATACGTCACAACATCAAAGAACTTAGGGGCTTTGCGGAATGTCCAAGAGGCGTAACTATCGCCGTTGTTATTTGTGCCGCCTGCTTCACCAAGGGTAAAACCGTCTGAATTAAATGCACTTAAAGAATTGTTAGAGATTCCATTGGCGTTTGTTATGTTTGCTCTAAGATACTTGGTTGCACCACGCTCAGTATCAAACAGGTAGTGTGACCAAGCACTTGTCCCGCCACTGTCTCTGTTTTTTATCCATACCAAACCACCCTCACCAGATAGGTCAATATCATTTGTGATGCTTTGAGCTGTTGCGCCCTGACCAGACGCATTCCCCTCATACAAATAAGTGCTGAACACATCTTCAACGGAAGTAATGAGGAAGTTGCCCGGGATCGGCCAAAGACCAGCCTTTTGATAAGCAAGTTGTTCCTCTAAAGACCAGACGCCTTTAGCGGCGCTGTCGGCAAGGTCACCAGCAGGCGCTGTCGGGTTCTGCGTGATGATGTTTCCGAGGTAGCGTTTAGTCATTATTAAAGCCCTCCGTGGGCGGTAGATGTCGCTGCGCCAAAGCCCGTCGAGCCTCCAGAAATATCTCCAAAGTCCGTTGCGTTGCCAGTTGTTGCAATTTCAACGTAATCTATAATGTTGACACCGCCGCCTATGAACAAAGCTCTGGTCTGTGAAGAAGCCGCGCCCATACCGCCGCGACTAGATGTTGTCATATCCCCAAAGTCAGAAGCATTCCCTGTGGATGCAATTGTGATATACGTTATCACGTTATTTGGCCCAGATATTAACCCTCTTGTAGGGGAGCTACACCCTGCGCCCGGTGTAGTGTCATTATTTTGAGGGTTAGTACCAGTCAAGTCGCCAAAGTCGCTCATGTTCCCAGAGGAAGATATGGACTTATAATTGATAACATTGTTACTTGCACCAGCGGAAGAGTATCCCATCGCAAAGATACCTCTAGTTGGTGATGCGCACGTTCTCCACTTTCTTGCACCTTGTGTGAGGTCGCCGTAGTCAATGGCGTTACCTGTGCTGGCTATTGTAATCTTGTTCAATGTGTCGTCGTTGGAGACGCCATCCCTGTTTCCGCCGCCAATCATACCTATTGTAGAGTTTGAAAGGGCGCTAGTCTGGTTTAATGCTACAGTTAAATCACCAAAGTCGCTCCCTGTTCCGCCGCCCGATGTGCTGATAAATTGAATTACGTTTATCGCATCTCCACCCGCGCTGCCGCCCGCGAAGACCGCTCTTGTGCTATTACCACATGCACCAATGTGGTACGAAGAAGTAGACAGATCGCCGTAATCAACAGAGTTGCCTGTGGTGGGTATGTCGATTTTTTCAATCACATTACCAGTGCCGAAGTGGAAGAACGCAATTTGCGGCGAAGGACTGACGCTCCCACTTGTTCCAGCGGGGCCATACTGAACGCCGTTAGTGGCTTGAACAGAAATAGTATAGCTTGTGCCGTTAGTGAGGCCCGTGACCGTTAGCGGCGAAGCTGATCCTGTTGCCGTGAAGCCACCGGGGTTTGAAGTTGCAAGATAGCCAGTGATATTAGGTGGCACACCTTGGAATGACGGGGCGGTAAAGCTGACGGTAGCCTGTGTATCACCAGCCGCTGCACTAACACCTGTCGGCGCACCGGGGGCCATAGGCCAATTCTGCTGACCAATGGCCTGATACTGCTCGGACAGGCTCCATACACCTTGATAATTGGGCATTATTGAAGTCCTCCATGGTCATTGGATACTGCACCAAGACTGTCACGCGCAGAGGTAAGATCACCAAAGTCCGTAGCATTACCAGTGGTGGCAATCGTTACATAACTTATAATATTAACCATAGAGCCGTTATAACCGCCAGCAAAAACACCTCTTACACTACTAGAAGTTCCCGCAAAATAGCCGTTTGTAGTAGTCAAATCTCCAAAATCTGACCCTGACCCCGAAGTTGTAAGAGTAATGTAATCTATAATATTAGTGTAAGTGCCAGATGAAAACCCAAGAGCAAGAACGCCTCTCGTTTCGCTTGAACACCCCGCGCCTGCGTTAGAGCCAGCAGTGAGATTGCCAAAACTTGTTCCAGAACCAGACGTGCTAATAGTTATATATTCTATATTATCTGTGCCTCCGTTATTTCCGGAAAAGTAACCATAGACCGGAGAACTACATGAAGAAGCATCGTTTCTTTGAGTTGTGAGCGACCCAAAACTTGTAGCGTTTCCTGTTGTTGCCATTGTTACAACATTCAAGGAGGTTCCATAAACAAAGATGCCATAAGTTGAATTGGAAACACCTTCGGCTCTATCGGCGGTGTAGGTTAAATCGCCAAAGTCAGATACTGTTCCTTGCGCAGAAAAGTTAATGTACTCAATAACATTAGAATTGTTACCACCATATTCACCAGCAGCAAATAATCCTCTGGTTGTACTTGAAGCACTGCAAACATTTGTTCGTGTTGCAGCAAAATCACCCCAATCTTGGGCGTTACCTGTTGTGGCAATATTTATATAGTCAAGTGTTAGGCGATTACCGAAAGTTCCGCCGCCTGCAAATACCGCCGTTTTTGCAACAGGACTAACACTCCCACTCGCATCACTAGGGCTAGACCACCCAAACGGATTGATCGCCCATACGTTAAACGTGTAGCTTGTGCCGTTGGAGAGGCCGGAGACAGTGATAGGGGACGCAGAACCAGATGCGCCTATGCCGTCATTCGATTGCACCCTATATCCAGTAATCGCCGCGCCGCCTACGTCAGACGGGGAGGTAAAGCTAACATCAACCTGCGCGTCACCGCCAGAAGCACTAACACCTGTCGCTTGGTCAGGTGCGTTGATCCCGTCTTGGCCTATAAAGCCGCCTGTACGTTTAGCCATCAGAGGCTCCTATTAGCTAATTTCCTCGTAGCTAACGATCACTTCCAGATCATTC